GTCGTCCTTCCGTCTTTTGGAGCTATAATGCGTTACTTCTCTCAGACTACTGACCAGCGTGTCTTCTTTATGGCTTCTGTAAACGCAGGCGAATACCTCGTTTGCAGGGGCTTTAGTGAATGGCACTATGACCTTAGCAGTTACTGCCGTGAGGCATTGGCAGCTGTGGTCGACGTCCTTGGTGTTAGCTTCCTCGAGTTCGAAAAACTCGTCGAGGCCTACATTACGGATCCGCGTCAGTATCACCCTAGCAGGTTCACACCTGCGCAAGAGCGATCTGCTGAGAGCGTTGCGCAACTCTTCGCGTTCGTAAGAACGTTTGGAGGTAGTGACAGGCTCTCGCCGGAGACAAGGTCGTCCTTCGTGGTCGACCTTAATACTGGCGAGTCTGTTACTATTATAGCATCCTTTTGACAGAGGACGACCTTCTGGGTTTAAAAACCCGGTCGGTTAATTTCTTAACCAACCAAATGGAGTTGATATGAGTCTGCTTGAAATAGGCTCCCGTAACATCGGCCGCGAGCACACTTACGATGATGTCGACGTGCTTTATGGCGTCATCCTTGCTGCAGGGGAACAACTTGACAGTGCTGACTTTAAAATCGGTACTGTCTTAGCTGTCCTCTGTATCCTTGATGTCGCTAATGGGCGCGTCGCAGCATCTGAAGCTGCTCGCCTGTATGCCAAAGAGCTTCTTTCGGCACCTCTATCGTTCCTCCCGGGGTGACATATGCAGAGTTATTCACGTACGAACTATGCTGATGTTGATGGTAAGTGGATTGAGCACCGTACGACTGGTGACATCGTCACTAGTCTCGGTAACCAACGCATTAACCATTACGCACTCAACGTACAAGTACAGAAGCTCGGCATCCCCAATGCGCCCGTTGTCAACGCCTTCAAGTGGAACTCGTTGTACTATAGCTTCTTTCGTGGAAGCAACAAGTATTACGATACCAATTGGAAGCTTCGCTATGAAGCAGTTGACCACACTTGTATCGATGGCTTGCCAGCCAACGGTCAGGCTTACGCAATAGACTGGAGCGACATGGAGGGTCCCGCTTATTCGCGCTTTCTTGGAAAAGTGCGCGATGAGCGAGCCAACCTTGCCGTGGATATCGCCGAGGGTCGTCAAACGTATAAGATGGTCGCATCCGCTATGGATACGATCGTCGGTTACGCTAAGAAGATCCCCGTCGGTCCGGTCTCTGTCATGGCAAACGCCTGGCTTGCATACAAGTATGGATGGCTTCCCGCCTTCCAGACCATTTATGGAGTTGCTAACTTTACGAAGACTAACCTGCTTCAAAGGCAGATCACATCCTCGTACGTCAAGCAAACCAACCATGGTGGTCTCAGCCACGTTAACCAAGGCCGAACGATTGTAACGCCTTCAGGGTACACCACCCAGAAGATACGTTACGGCGCTCGCTTGGTCTTACGTAACCCAGGAATGTACGATGTTCAGCGGCTCACGTCGCTGAACCCCGCTGTCATCGCCTGGGAGCTGGTACCCTTCAGTTTTGTGTTCGACTGGTTTTACGACGTCGGCGGTTTCCTTGCCGACTCTGAGACCGTCTTGTCTATGGGTCATAACCTCCATTATGGGTATAAGACCTATAGCCGCAGAACTGAACTGTTGCACGAGTGGGAAAGTACGACTTTCGGATACCAAATGCCCCCTACGGGGAATTCGCAGGCTTATCGCGTCATCTCGGCTCGCGCCGGGTCACGCTTCAAGTCTTACGATAGGCAGCCGATTTCGTCGTTCTCGTTACCATACGCGCCAACGGTGCAAGCCGATCTCGGAGCGTCTCGCATCATCTCTGGTGCTGCGCTCCTCCACCAACTTTTCCATGCGCGAAAGCGCTGAAGGACTTACATGCCTGCACAAGCAGCACTCACCGTCAATGACGGTCAAGCCACCCCTGTTGCCCGCACCTTCAACCCTGCCGGAATCAAACCCGAAGCCAACTTGGCTATCTGGGTCGATCGTTCGTCAGGTCAGGCACTGGGCTTCGGTCGCATCATGATCTCCCTGCGCGAACCTGCTGCTCCGAAGAACGGCACTTCCAGTGCATCCTCTCGGATGTATAAAGCTGTCATCACCGTTCAGGTCCCCACTCTGGAGACCCTCGGTACTAATGACAGCGGGCTGACGCCGCCTCCGACCTTGGCTTACACCACGGCCTTCCGCGGCGAGTTTATGATCCCCGAGCGGGCTACCCTCCAGAACCGTAAGGACATCCTGGCTTATGTCAAGAATGTCCTTGCGCTCTCGGTTGTTACCTCGCTCGTGCAAGATCTCGAACCCGTCTTCTGACGTCACCGGCTCTGCCGGGTGGTTAGGTTTATCCTAACCCGCCAACACTGGAGTTCCACATATGTCTTTCGACATACTTCGTAGCGACATAGTTCGTGAACTGTGCGAATCGATCGACAGCCCAAGGTCTCTCGCTGTGTACATGCTTTACCGCTATGGTGAGCACGAACAGCTAGTTAACTTGAGCTTCGATCCACTCCACTACTGCTTTTCCAAAGAAGGCGATATCGAAATCTTTAGGAATGATTATCTTGCGACGGAGTTCCTTAGCAAGGCAACGTTCCTGGAGACCGGCATCGACCTTCGGAAAGCAGCTGTTACCGCGTTCCATGAGTTCGAACAGTCCTGTAAAGAGACCAACCTACGGTTTCGTAAGGCGAGAGTCGCGGGTTTTCCCCCGCGCGTTGCCGAGGTGCTTTACCTCGCGCAACGTAAAATCTCTCGACTACACGATGACGCTGGTTGGTCGCTCGACCGACTGTACGAGCTCTGTGAATACGGTCCGGGGGCCACGACGCTTCTCTCGAGGGCGGAGGCTTACACCGATAACAAGGTCCTTGACCTCAACATCACGTCTCGTGCGCTTAAGTACCTAAACCTTGACCTTGGTACAACTAAGGTCTGGAATGATGTGCTTAAAACTTCGCGCGTAGCTGAAATCAGCTACGTCGACCACAATGACGTAACAACTGTCCCAAAGAACTCCAAAACCGACCGAACGATCGCCATCGAACCCTGTTGCAATATGCTTTATCAAAAAGCGTACGGTAACTGGCTTCGGGAAGCATTGCTAAGTCGGCGTGTTACTCTGAGGGACCAGTCGAGGAATCAGAAGCTCGCACGCGTGGCCGTCCAAAAAGGACTCGCCACGGTCGACCTGAAAGGCGCGTCAGCGTCAATCGGGATCGAGCTTGTGTGGGAGCTGCTTCCTTACGATGTAGCCTCTGTACTTGACGACCTGAGGTCACACAAGTACATGCTCGACGATGTTACTGGCACTTACGAGCAGTTCAGTTCGATGGGTAACGGGTTCACCTTTGAACTCGAAAGTCTCATCTTCTGGGCTCTAACTCAAAGTGTCATCGACATCGTGAGGCCTCGCGACAGATCGATTGCAATCTACGGGGACGATATCATCGTCTCAGTCGAATGTCTCGACCTGCTCTATGAAGTCTTTGCGTTCTGTGGCTTTAAGGTTAACACCAAAAAGACACATGCAACGTCTGGCTTCCGCGAGTCCTGTGGTAGGCATTATTTCTGGGGCTTTGATGTCACTCCTTTCTATTGGAAGGAAGATATTGATGTTCTGGAAGAAGCTTATCGACTGGCTAACCGTATCCGTCGTCTTGCTATTAATCGCGTTGCTGGTACAGGTTCTGATGGAATTCTGTATCGAGCATGGACTGCTTGTTTAAAAGCAGTTCGTCACCACGAGAAGGCGCTTGGCGGCGTCTATTTCGAGGTACCGATTAATTCTGAACTCGACGGTGGGCTCGCCCTTCCTCTCTCCGAGATGAAGGGTTACGCCTACCTTAGGTTCAAGCACGGCGATCGGTTCGTACGTAAGAAAGAGGTTCACCGGTATAACCGAAATCTGCGTTCCACACGCTATTACGTGTGGACGGAACGTAGACGGAGGAAACATCGGGGTAATTCTTCTTACGTAGCGGTCCTCCGCAACGAGCTCTACCGTCCTGAGCTACCTTTTGAGCAATCCAGGCTTGAAGGGACTTATGGTCCATCAACGGTACGTGTCTACGAAGCGGCAGTTGACGATGTTGCATGGCTTAGGTAAATCCTAAGACATGTTTCTGGAGGAGTCTTTGACTCATAACATGGAAAAGTGCGACAGC